CAACTGTTACATCAGGATTAGCACTTCCTCCAGCTATAGTTAAAGATTGTACTGCAGATCCACTTCCATCATATACAGAATTCTTAATAGATCCTGCTGTACCTCCTGCCTCACTACCTGCAACTACTAATACATGTCCTCCATTTCCACCACCTGATGCTGCAGTTCCACCTTTAAGACTTAAGTCTCCAGCATTACCTGATGCACTACTACCACCTTCAATTGTTACAGGTTGTCCTGCCGTACCAGATGTTGTAGCTGTAGGTTTGATTGTAGGAGCATCAGTATTAGTAAATCTAATTCCTCCTTTTATATTTAAAGTGTCATCAAATGCTGCTGTAGGGGTTGACTGCCCTATAAAGACTTTACCATCAGAATCTATATTAATTCCTTCGTGTGTGCCATCACCACTTAACCATCCTGTTCCTAAATCAATATCATAATTAGCACAATCTAAATTAGCTGCTAAAGTTGATAAACTAGCCGCTAAAGTAATAGATCCTCCTCCATTAGTAATAGTCATATTAGTTCCTGCTGTAAGAGTTGCTACTGAAGGATAACCATTTGCCGTATGACCAATTAAAAGTTGTCCATCTGTAGCCATTGCTGAAGTAGCTTCTATAGTATCTGCTGCAGTGGCATAAAGTAAAGCACCTTTTGCTATTGTAGATAATCCAGTTCCTCCATTTATAACTGAATTTTCTCCAGTTACAATACCTGTAAAATCTACTCCTGTCATAAAGTTTGATGTAGTATTATTACATAAACTTAAATCTATACCAGCTTCTAAAACTGTAAATACAAGATTATTAGAAGTTGTAGCTACAGTTAATAATCCTGTATCTCCTGATTTTATTCCTTTAAAGTTTAATTGATTTTTATTTGTAATACTTACAAATATATCTTCACTACTTGTACCAAGAGTACTTAATGAAGGAAATAATGAATTTACTAATATTTTTTGATTAGCCCTACCGTAATCTGTACTTAACACAGAAAAGAAATTAGCAGCAGTTACTGATGTTTTAGCTAATGTTTGTAATCTTGCAGGGTCTTGTATATTTAATGCCATTTTTTTATATTTTAATTTATATTTTTAATACTGTCTGTCTTGTCCGTTTCTTGGATCTTTAGTTACTATTTCATTAGATTTACAATCTTTGCAAAATTTGTTTACAAAGTTAATAAATTTATCGTAATAATTCTCTGTAGTTGTAATACTTACTGTTCTCCAATCAAGACATTGTCTATAATGTTTTATTTTTGCAGTTAAACAACCTGTATGTAATTTATTAAGATTCCAAGTTCCTACTCCTGCAGGTTCTGCTGTTAATGTCCATATTGTTCCATTTAAAGCATTTGCTAATGGATGACCTGCTGGAAGATCCCATTTAATGACATCTTCATTATATGTTAAATTATGTTTTGCTCCACCTGAATAAGGTCCCCCTGCTGTAGGATGAGTTACTATAGGCCCAGGTGCAGTACCATCAAATCCAAACCATCCATTTGGATAATTATCATAAGTAGTAACAGTTGTACCAAGACCAGCTGCTGGAGTACCTAAAGTTCCAAAATGATTAGGATCATGATTTTGTCCTGTACTTAATCCTCCTACTTCCCATTTTTTATGACAGTTTTCAACTATTGTTGGTGGAGGAGTATTTAAATCTGCACAATTGAATAAACAACTTAAATCTTTCTGATTTAATAAATAATTTATTAATATTAATTTCCATTTATCCATCATAGAACAATCAACTGTTCTTCCTATTTTATAATCTTGTAACCATTCAGTTCCTTTTATAGTAAGACATGCTAATATATTTGTATGATCTTCTTCTAGCTGAGGTGGTAAACACGGGCTAGGAGGAATTGGAGGGTAAACACATTGTCCTGGAATAGTTGCATTAGGATCATAGTTTGCAGCATTAGGATCCATACAACCTTGTATTATACAACAACAATCACAAACTGCATTTGGAGAATAATTTATAGAATCAGGATCTGTACATCCTACTTCTGGTGCAGTAGTAGTAATAGTAAAAGTACCTGAATTTACACATCCTAAGTTATCTGTAGCTACACCTGTGTATGTTCCATACATTAATAAATCATACACAACAGAAGATTGGCCACTAGTATAAGTATTAGGATCTGAATAAATAAGAGTTACACCTGATGCGTCATATATTTCCCAAGTCCAAGTTGTAGCTCCTGTATATATAGTTGTAACAAGATTAACTGTTCCATCACCAGTAAAGGTTGTACAAGTACCTGTAGAAGGACCTGTACCAAATCCTAAAGTATTTACATTTTGACATCCTCCTGAACAACAAGATGGATCATTTACTGTTGCTTGTGGTGCACTTATATATTGTCCAAGACAACATTGATATAAATAATTTTGTGCATATGGATGTAAACAAGCAGTATAAGTACATGATCCGTCATCTATAGTAGCTAAAGGATCATGATTAATTGCACACGAATCTGTACATCCATAATAAGTTCCTCCTGGACACCCATTATTTGCATAACATAAAACATCAGTTGCGTGAATTACATCTAAAGGATCATTTACAGGAGTATTTATACAATTTCCATTTCCATCACATTCATATGAATCATATTCACAACATCCTGTACAAGGACATATTTCACTAAAGTTAGTGTTATTTGCTGCATTATCATGACAAGAAGATGCAGGATATATAAATGAATGATCCATAGTTTCTGTGCATATTCCTCCAGAAGCATCTGTTGCTTGAATTTCTACTTTATAGTCACCTGAACCATAAACTCCAAATAAACTACCATTAGCTGGATCATTTGCTAAAGAAGCCCATAAAGTTTGTAGTGGAGGTGGCATTCCTATAGTACCTATATTATAAGTTGCTATAACAATCCATCCAGTACCATCATCAAAAGACCATATAACATCTACATCTCTATCTGGATTACATTCAACATTTGCATATAAAAAAGGATTACAACTTGTTCCATGTATAGACATATCTTCTAATATATCCATTAACATACAACAAGGATGACTAGGACATAATAATGCATTATTTTGTTCTCTTAAAGCAGCATCTGCAGGAGCTGCAGTGTATGAAGCGTGTAATAAATCATCACAAACTTCACCTTTAACTAAAGAGTGCCATTCTGATAGACAATCTTCTGCATTACTTACAGAATTACTATCTACAAATTGTACTGTTATTGCATAATAACCATAAGCTAATCCTGTAAATTGGTGATTAAAAGTAACTCCTATATTATTAAGAGTAGCAGTAGTATGAGTTGCTACAAGTGTTCCTGTAGTATATGAATTACCCATTGCACTTACTGTATACAATTTAACTACCATTGTTGAGTTAGCATCTATATCTATATATGGTTGAACTGCTGCTATTATTGATCCAGACACATCTAAAGTTCCATCAGTATTATGTACTCCACTACCTGTATTAAATGTTGCAGCTTGAGGACTGCTTGCTGATAATGAGTCCCACATATCGGTAGTAGCACCTAAAGGACTATGTAATAAACCATCTGCAGAATCACACCTTATACAAGAACCGTCATCTACACCTGCAGCTGCATTATAATTTAAATATCCAGAATCTGTACATCCTGCTAGTACTCCCCCATCATCTATAATAAAATTTATACTTTGAGAGCATCCTGGAGATACTGAGTTATTGTCTGTAACAACTACCGTATAAAATGGATTTGCTCCAGTATTTGGTTCTAAATCTCCAAATAATCCAGTATAACTAGTACTAAATGTACATGATTGTGTTCCTGAACTTGCTTGTGAATATACTATATTATCACTTTCATCTACTGCATAAAATTGTGTAGCTCCATTATTAAGACTTCCTGCCATTACTCCTGGAATAACTCCAACAGCTAAATTGCTTACTGTAAATCCTCCAACATGTACATTTCCTGTAACTACAGATCCTCCTGTTGCTGCGTCATACCAAGTGTGTCCTGATATTATCATTCCAGGAACTATTTGATCATTTGCTGGTACTGTAAATGTATGAGAAGTTCCAGTTGTATTATTATGAGTGATTGTTACTGCTCCTGTAGCTGCTCCTCCTGCTGGCGCTTGTGTTCCTGGTATACCTGCTGTTGTTCCAGTAGAATTTAAAATTTCTACTTTATATCTACTATTACTACCAAATGGTGTTCCTGTATACTTAGTAGGTGGAGTAGCCATTGAATCTTCAACTGTCCAATGAACAAAACCATCTGTAGAACCAGTACTACTACAATGAAAAGAAGTAATAGTAAGTGTAAGGCCTTCACAGTCAGTACAACAAGGAGGATCAAAAAATGAATTAAAAGCAACATTTCCAAGATTATAATTAGCACCTCCTGGCATATCTGCTGCAGGAATATTATTACCAGAACAATCTTTTGATGTTGTCATAAAATTACTTGGATTACCACTTGCATCACAAACATCATAAGTTGTAGCAGCTCCTACACAATCTACTAGATTTTCAGCGTAGTAAACCATATACGTAAACATTTGATTTACTGATTTTCCAATTATACTATTAACTACACTATCAAAAGAACCTTGAGATCCTGAAGTTATACCTAAAGTTCCATCCTGCACAAAACTATCTGAATCTCCATAATTTAAATCTGCTCCTTGTACACCAGTTACAGTTCCTACAGGATTACCTTGATTAACAGGATAAGCAACAGCCTGATTAAGAGTTACATAATCCCCAGTACCACCACAATGGTAACAAAAAGCTGGATTCCAGTCATTTCTAAAATCCTCAAAAGTCATACCATCAATAGTACTTGGATGTGCAAAATTATTTTTATGAGTTGCTATTACATCTATTCTATGTATTTCTTGTTTAGCTGCTGTTCCTCCTCGTACATTAGTAGAATCTAATCCGTTTGGATGAACATAAGCTAAATTTCCTCCAATAGTACAATTATGCTCTTGAAAAGTTAAATAATTCATCCTAGCTAGTGCTAAAGAATAATAGGCTGTGTTTACATTTTGTAAACCATATACATTAACCCACCAAACAGGACGTTGAAGAACAACCGCAGCAGCCTCTTCAAATAAACCAGTTGGATTAGCTACTGGTTTAAAATATGTAGCAGTCATATAATCATCTTGAGGTTCTGCGTTATCAGTCCATTGCGCAGTTTTAGATTGAGGATAATAAGCCCAACTATATCCTGAACCATAACAATCAGCAGTAGTTAACCAAATTCTATTTGCTGGTATTATTGCCCCAGTATCAGGATGTGTTGTATCTTGACCAGGTACACTACCAAAAGGAAATGATGATGCATAATTAATTCCTACAGGACATTGCATGTCAAAATCTTCAGTATGCCCTGACATATAATGAACTCTAATTGTTAATTGTATTATACCATTTATTTGAGCATAATTAAACACTCCTGGACCACTTTGCTGAAAATCATATAAATCATATAATAAAAATACATTCCCAACTCCAAATTTTATAGTAGGTACTGGAGGAGAAACCATCATTGGAGCATAAACAGTAACATCTTCTATGTGGGTAACTTCATCCCATCCCACACCATTACAAGGTTTATAATTAGCTCTAATAACTAATCCTACATTTTCATCTATGTGTCCTGGTATTGCATTAGCATAGTTTTGAGCATTAATATTATATGCTCTAATTTGAGTCCATCTTTTACCAAATGCTTGAGATTGAGCTGTTACTTTACCTAATGCTTTTTGTAAAGCAGCTCCTCTACGTAAATTAGCTTGAGATTTTGGATTTAAAGGATTAATATATGTAACAGCAGATAAAGATAAATCTTGTAAAGTAGAGCCATAACCAGACTCATCACCTTCTGATATAATATCTGCAATTTCTTCTCTTGCTCCTTCTTCTCCTTCTGGAGTTTCTATCCCTGGATCTGGTACCATATTTTATTTTATATTATAAATTTTAACAATCACATCCGCAACTATTGTCACAAATTTCTTTTGCTTTTTTGTATTTTGCTAATATATCTTCATAATATCCTTTATTTGATACATTAGTAGATGCTAAATCTACAGCAGATACTGCAGATTCTAATAATAAAAATATTTTTTGAGCTTTAGCTAATGCGCTTGCACACCTAGGACAATCGCAAGAACAGTCAATTAATTCGTTAGTTAATTTAACTAGACAACATTCTATGTCACATTTAATTAATAAAGGTTTACAAGCATACTGTACAGATTGTTCTTCTACACAAACCATATATACTCCAAAATCTGAAGGTAAATTAGATGTAGGAACATTAATATTACCTCTTCCAGTATTTGCATCATAATTCATAACTACTGTAATAGAACTATTGCTATCTATATCTGTAAAAGTAATATCTGCTTGTGTTGAAGTAGCATCATACCTTTTTCCTCTTATTGTAATTACTTTACATGAGTTTGCTATATTTACATTAAATGCCATAGTATTTTATTTTAAATTTTATAAAAAAGACCAATAGGGGGACTAATGCCCCCTATAAGTCTTATATAATTAAGAGATTATGATAAATCTCCAGTTTGTACGTAATGTACGAATAAAGTAAGCTCTCCTACTTCTACTGCTTCATCATCAGCTGTAGTAAGTAAAAGTTCTTTATCTGCTGTTAATGCAATCATAGTTGCTGCATTCAAAGCGATTACTTCTAATGCAGAATCATGAGCTGCGTCAGCACCAAGATTTGCACCCATTCCTACTAAAGTACCGTGAATACCAGCATCCCATTGTCCTGAAGCTACACCGTTTGTACCAGTAGCGCTAATTGCAATTGCTGCAACGAAAGCACCAGTAGCACCAGTATAACCTAAGGCTAATGTTTGAGAGTCATCATTACCATCAGCAAAAGTTGTTTTTACGTGGTAATACGCTTTAGTAATCAGTGCTCCTTCTGGAATCCATACAGATCCAGATGTAGCAGAAGCTGAAGCGTTGTTTGCTAGATTTGTAGTTGCTGCATTCCATGTAGCTGTTGCAACAAACTCATTTCTGTTTAAATCTTTTCCCATTTTAGTTTATTTTTTAAAGGTTAATATTATAAGTTTACGTTTGCAAATCCAGCACTCAATAAATAAGGATTAAGAAGTCCTTCTAATGCTGAAGTTAAAGCACCTGTTCCATTATCAAAAGCTATATTTATTTCGATAACATTATCAACGCCATTTATTTGCGAAGATGACGATCCATCTTTAGTAGCTGCAATGTGATACATATCATAAGAATCACCTGTTACTGCTGTTTGAGTTGGAGTATTTGGAAGGTGTCCTCTATTGTAAAAACCATAATTTACACCTCTTGCAATATCTTCCATTTTCTTAACATAGAATCCATCACCATATCCTCTTAAACCTGCTGTTTGAGCTGTATCAGCCATAGTAGTACCATTACCACTACCGTCAATTGCTTCCCAAGCAAATTCCATTTCAACTAAATCTTCTTGAACTGATCCGTCAGCCTTAGTTTCACCTTTTTTAAACCCTGTAAAATCAATACTAGTACCATTGTTAGTAATACTATTTACCCAATGAGGTAAATCAGCATTAATAGCTGTAGTTAAAGCTGTACACTGAGTTGTAGGTGTAGCTGAAGCTGCAACTGTAATAGTATAAGATTTCATTTCAAACGGTTCTGAACCATTAGTTTTATTAATAACTTTAAGTGTATGTTCTCCTGCTGCAGTTGCATTAGTAGTAAGAGCTGCTCTTTTTACTTGCGCTACTTGTGCAACATGAGATTTTCCACTCCAGTTAATAACATCTTTACCATAAATCCAAGGACTTACAATATTAGTTGTTCCATTTCCTTGCACAATTCTAAACTGTGCAGAATCTGCAATAGTGTCTGAAGGACTCATACTTGTAGGTCCTGTTGCACTTAATTTTTGAATGTCAATCGCACCATTAGCTAATACTCCTGAAGAGTAACTAACTGCTACTGCGTTTCCAATATACAAATGTCTTGCCATTTTTTTTGTTTTTTAGATTAATAATTTCTATTCATTTTTACCCACCTCTATTTGATGAGTTTTATATCGAGGGTCACTAATTCCCTCTAAAATACTGCTTACTGTCATATCCACAATCTCTTGATGAGTGTGTATAGGTAGCTCACAATCAATCCCCAAAGGTAGTGAAATTCTTCGAGGCTGTCTAATATATGTAATTTTTACCTTGTCTATTATAAATATATCACTCGTATATATATCAATATAGTCTTGTCTTATTGTTGTTAAAGGAGAAGTATACTTTGTAGTGTTAAAAGGATCCTCTAAAAGTTTATGTATATCATCTTGTTGAATAAACTTATTAAAAGAATATTCTCTACTAGATATTGTTGTAGCCATTCTTTTTGAACCTGAAAAATCATCAACATATTGTATGTATGCAACTGGATTACTAGGATCTTCATATCCTGTAGTTGTTTCAAATCCTCCCATTAATTGAGTTACTGCATTAGTACTTGAAACAGTATTTGTTACTGAATTATCCCAATTAAGCCAAGGATATAAATTAGCATCTACTGTAATAATAAATGATCCTGGAACATTTAATTGTCCATAAGTTTCCCAATAAAATTCAACTCCAGGTGTAAAATTAGAACTATCAAGTAAATCAGTTCTAAGTGTTTCTATATCTGAAGGGTATGAATATACATTTGCTTGTAAAGCAGTAACAAGTGAAGTAGCATTTAACATTCCTAATGTAGGATCATTTGGATCTGCTAATATTTGAAGACCCTGAAGAAATCCTGAAGTTGTTCCTGTAACAGGACTTCCAGTTACTGGATCAATCCAAAAGTTTTTAAATGGATATATAAAATAATATAAATCGTCTTGTGTATCTAATGTAAAAGATATTTTGTCACAATTATTTATAAGAACCTCAGATCTTTGATTTACTAAATATAAATAATCAGCAGGTAATTTAAATTGATCAATAGAAATTGTATTATTATATATTCCTTTATAAGTAACCGGAGCTTCATATTCTCTAACTAAAGTACGAAGATCATCAATTCTTTTTTGACTTTCTTCAAATCCTTTTCGATAAATATTATTTTTCCCATATTTAGTATTAATAAATCTAAGTAAAGATTTATTTAATTCTATATCTATTTCTTGGGCTAATAGCATATCAGCTTGGAGTGAATTGATTTTATCCACTCCTTGCTGTATTGCTAAATGCATTTCGGCTACTGTCATATTATGCTAATGCTAATTCTTTAAGTTTTGCTCGTAAAAGCGTTAATTTACTAGAATTCTTTTTATCTTTTAAATGTACAACTGTATCATCTATTGTTTCTCCAAGTACTTCATCAATAAAAATAACTTGATTTCCAATTTTTCTTAAAACTCCAGCTGAAACCATTTCTTCAATTTCTGCTTTTAATTCTAAATTTTTATCTGTTGCAACTCTGATAAATTGTTTAGGTTTGTTATTTTTAATTTCATAAAGAGCATTTTCAATTTGTTCTTCTGTCATCCTATCAGGATTAACATTAGACATTAATCGTAAAACTCTTTTCATACTTTTTATATTAGAAGATAGTTTAATAAATTCTTTATCTGCATCTTTTTTAAGTTTAATAATGTTATTTTTAACTTTATCATCTCTTGTAAGATCTTGAATATAGAATCTTTTTTCAAATTTACTATCCATTTCTTCTTTAGTTAAAGCTACATGAGGGTGTTTAAGTGCAAAATTGTACTTAATAAAATCCATAACACTTAATGGATTTCCATCATCATCTTTTCCTATTTCAAATTCAACTCCTGTAAATCCTACAGGTATTGTAAGTTCTGCCCAGAATTGTTTAGAATGTTTAGGCCAATCAACATGATCAGGATTAACATCTAATATTCCTTGCATATACTTTTTTTCATCAGAAACATCAAATCCTTTAAGTGGTTGTCTATTTACAAACACACTACTTAATTTCATTGTAGCTTCTGCTCTTACTGCTTTAGGTAAGTGACCATCTAGGTCCTTTCTCCTTAAATATACTTTTTTACTCATAATTACAGTTCTTTTAAAGTCTTAGTTAGTGGGTGTAAAGAATAACTCCCCGGGATATATATAATTAATTAAAGAAGTAGGGAGATTGCTCTCCCCACAACCTTAATCAAAAACCAATATATAGACGCAAATTAATGCCAAATTAAGATGCTGTACAAGTGATGTCTAAAGAAGTATCGAAACGTCTAAGTGCGATACCTGCAGTTTTCAACATATGTACAGACGCCCCATCAACATCGGATGCTCTAGCAGAAGTTGAATCAAATCCTCTAGGGACTACAGATCCAGCTACACACCATCTCATAGACTCACGACCTTTCTTAGAGATCATTTGTAAGTTATTTTGACCATCATAATTTGATTGATCAACAAATACCATTCTATAAGACTCAAGAGAGTATCCAGTAACAGGGTGTTTCGCACGTGCTTGAGCAACAGCACCATGATCAAACAATGGTAATTTTACCACGTTGATTGTGTGTCCGTCAATATGCTCGTACGAAGTAAAGTAACCAGTTAAACCTAATGATCTACCAGAACCTGTGATGAATCTATTCTCACCACCTACTTTCCAACTGTTTGCTGCAGCTGAAAAATGGTTTTTAAGAGCTTCATCAAATTCTCTAGCACCACCAGTACCAGTATAAAGAGTTACTTGTTTTTGAGCAGCATCAGTCATTTGATAAAATAAATCACCAATGATGTTTTTAAGTTTTGCTTCAGTCATTGTAGAGTAAGTGTCAGTATTAACAATTTGCTCTAAAAGACCAGGACCTACGATTACAGGTTGACCATTTTCATCTTTCATGTAAGTGATACCATTTGAATCATAAGTTTTTTGACCATACCAGTAGTACATTTCACATTCTTCTTTAAAGTCAAGCATGTGTAAATACTCTTCATAGTCCATCCAAAGTTTAGTAGTAGATCCACCTTTAGTAGGTAAAGAAAATTCTGCTACATAATCTTTAGCGTTTCCAGACATGTGGTAAGATTTTCTAACTGTAGTTAGTTTGTTTCTTACTTTACCTGGAGTTTCCCAGTTAGAAGCATTACCTCTAGAGAAGTCTGTTCCTACTGGCGCATACATTTGAGCCCAAAGAGCTCCTACTGTAACATCCGCTGCTGCAACAGTTGCTGTCGCTGCTGGATTTACTAATTGTAGTGTGTATACATATGAAGTCCCTCCAGCTACTTGCTGTGGTTCTTTCATAATACGTGCTTGAGTACCCGCTTGTGATACTAATACGTATGGAAATACAAAGTGTTTGTCAGGAAATTCCAACTCGAAAGTTGCTCCTCCTAAACCAACATTTGCTGTTGTTGCTGGCGTTGCCGCTACTGGTCTCGTTCTCAACCTGTGTGTTGCCACACGGTATTCATACTCCAAGCGATCAATAGATTTAACATTACCAACACCTTCTGTTAAGAAAGATAGAGGGAATCTTTTGTCATCTTTTCCTGCTAAATGAGTAATAATTGGAGACAGCTCAGTCGGTTTTGCCAACAATGCAGCTGATAAACTATTCATGTCTGTCATCTGCGAGTCATTGTAAAACGTTTTTTGAACGCTTATGTTTGTTCCGTTAATTGCCATATTCTAATTATTTTTAAAGTTATATACAAATTCAAGTTTCCTTGAAAAATTGCCGTTATTAAATTGATAAATCTAAATTATCTAAATCAACATTTTTACTTCTTCTTGTTGATCTTCGAGTTGATTTAACTTTATCTTCGTTTCTACTAATACGTTCTCTCAACGTTTTAGCATTTTGGGTTTTAGCTTTATTTGATATAATATCACTTAAATCAAAACCTGTATACATCAAATAATCAATTGCTAATTTTACATCCATTTTAGCATTTGCATGATCTATATCTCTTTGTGTGTAACCTTCTTTAGTTACTGGAGCAGATAAATATTCAAAGAATTTTCCTTTTTCTCTTTTTGGTACAGATATACCAGCAAAAGAATCTGCATCTTCAATAGTCTCAGAAACATTATTCCAAAAAGTTGAAACTTCTTCTTTTTTTCTAGCTGTTTCTTTTCTTTGCGTTTCAATCATTTGCTCTCTTTGTTGAGTTTGATGTTTAGCTAATGCATTTTTAGCCGCTTCTGCTTTTTGATACAATTTACCTGTATCTTCAAAATCATTTAACATCTCCTCTATAAAGTCATTATCATGACCTCTTAATTCTAAATAGTCTCCTAATATTGCTTTTTGAGATCTAAAATCATCTTTTTCAATATTAATACTACTATAATCTAAATTAGGATCATAAGCTTCCATAAAGTTTTGAGATTCTCCTCCAGCTATAACATAATCTAAATGTTTTTTAACTAAAGGAAATGCTTCAAGAACTTCATCAATTCTATCATCAGCCATTTTAGAGGCTAAATCTGAAGTCATATTAGCTAAACCTTCTGGAGTATCATCATAAGAGTCTCCATCTAATTCATACCCTAATTTATTTATTACTTCTGAAACAACTGTAGATTCTTCAACAGATTCTTCACTATCTTTATCAGATTTTAAATCATCTTTAGAAGTATCTTCTTCTTTTATTTCTTCCTCTTCTTCTTCTTCTATTTCATCTTTAGAAGGTTCCTCTATCCCTATATCGTCAAGAGTATTTTCTTCAGAAGCTTCTATTTCTTTTTCCTCTTTTACAGGAGGAGTTTCTTCTGCAGTAACAGTCTCTACACCATCACCACCAATAACATCATCAAAAGAGATGTCATCTAATTGTATTTTTTCATTTTCTGGGTCCATATATTTATTGTTTTATTTGGTTACAAATTTACTAATTATATTGATATTTTTTATAGTTTTTATTTTTTTCAGTTTTCTATTATTATATAACATTCTTATGCTTTCCCCCACCTTTATACGGTACAGTTTCATGTAATCTTCTAAGTGTGGAAGCATCTCTAAGTTGAAATCCTAGAGGATTCTTACTTTTTCTTAGTATATTAAGCATTTTATCATAATCACCTATACTATGCGTTGATCCAGGTTTTAAATTAAACTGACTAAGTCCAGGAAAAAATCTTGCTTCATTAAGTCTAGCATGTTTTTCATATGGTCGATCTAAATAATCAAGATAATTTCTATGTCCTGATGTTGGACTATTTATCAACTTTGCAGCATTCTTTTCTTGTTTTTTAAGAGTACTAACACTTAAACCATTTGAACCTATATCTGGATTTAATTTATTAAAAATAGATTTTTCTTTTAGTAATTTTCTATTATATCCAGATAACATTGGTGATAGACGATCTAGAAAACCTTTTTTAGGAGGAACAAACGTAGGAGTACCTATTATAGTCTCTGTAATTAAATCATCAAAAGTTTCAATTTCAAATTGTCCTGATGTAGGATTTTTTTTCCAAAAACCTTGTTTATCTGGAACATATTTACCGTCTACTACTTTATAAGTACTACCTAAAGTACCTTCTCTTAAAGAACTACTTAACGGATTAGTAAAATCTCCACTCATTGTTCCTTGGCCATACACTCCTTTAATTCCAATACCTTCTGGATCTTGAATATTTATAAATTTCTTTTGACCCTCATGTGTAAATTCATTAACAAATCCTCTATTAGTATTATAAATTTTATGTGTATCTTCATGTATTGTTGTACTAAAAACACTTTTAGGATTTTGTGTATTTATTACAGTTTGTCTAGGCCATATATTACTTGAAGGAACTAAATTTGTTTTATCAAAAGTTCTTGTAATAGGATCATATTTAGGTATAAGAGTTGTATTTCTAGGATCAACATTACTTATTTTTCCTGAAAATGGATATAATGTTGGGTCTCCTGGAACTTTATAAGTTTGACCTAAATCTAAACCTAATCTTTTTCTTTCACTTGGTAATATAGTAAATTCTGCACCATCAATGTTAGTTTTAAATGTATTAAATCTGTGAGATCTAGACATACCTGGAGTATTTAGTGGATTTGAAGGATTATGTTTCATACTATAACCACCTTTATGTACAGTAGAAAATCCTCCTAAACCTGGCAT